ATTGTTACGGTTGAGAAGAGTCAGACTTCTGAGACGTATGCGGAGACCACGATGGGATTAAAAATTGACAGGGGATATTCTAGTCCGCTATTCATTAATGACCAAAGTCGTGATGAGTGTGTGTTTGAGGATGTGATGGTGTTGGTTGCTGACATTGACATATCGAACTTCATGCAGATCGACAAGGTCTTGAAGAGTATCATTGACAAGAAAGAGAAGCTATTGATCATTGCACCATGCCAAGTCAATGTGGTAAATACATTATCAGCCAATGTGATGAAGAATGGTTATAAGTTATGTACCATACAGCCACCTAGTTTTGGGTATAAGCAGCATGAGCTGATGCAGGACATTGCCGTTAGTATTGGCGCGACCTACTTTAGCGAGAAGACGGGTGATGATTTGTCACAAATGGGTTACGAAGACTTAGGTCATGCAGCAAGAATTGTGGTATCCAAGGATAAGACGATCATACTGAAGAGTGAGATGATGGTTGATAGCGTAAAAGTGCAAGAGCGCGTAGACCAACTTTGGGAGGCCGCTAAGACAGTCAAACGTAAATCTGATAAGGATCACTTACTTGAGCGCATTGCGTCGCTCACAGGAGGCATAGGTGTGATCTACGTAGGCGGGCAGACTGACCTAGAGCAGAAGGAATTATATGACAGGGTTGACGATGCAGTATGTGCAGTACGATCAGCTTTGGAAGAGGGTATATTAGCGGGTGCAGGCAAGGCATTACTTGAAGAGAGTGCTGAGCTAATGATCCCTGCGGATTGCAGCAATGAGTACTTGGCTGCTTATTACATTGTGAGCAACGCATTGATGGCTCCGTTCCAACAGATCTTGGCAAATGCCGGTCTGAAGCCAAGTGAGATATACAAAGATGGTGTTCCTGTCGGTCATGGGTACAACCTAAAGACGAGAGAGATGGGTGACTTGATTAAGATGGGGGTTATTGACCCATTGAAGGTAACACGCTCAGCATTGCAGAACGCAGTGAGTGTAGCTGTTACGATACTTAGTACTAACGCGATCATTACGATGGCAAGAAGTTATGACACACGTGACTAAACGACAAGAAATTGAGGAGGTCTTCCAAGGGGAGGATCTTCTCTTTGCTGATGGGTATGATGAGGCAATCATTGGTATTGACAACAATGGCCGCATCGTGTATGACGCAAGTAAAGTAATTGACTGCTTGGTAGAGCAAGGTATGGATGAGGATGAGGCGATTGAGTTTTATGAGTTTAATGTATCAGGTGCTTATGTTGGAGAGAATACTCCGATCTTTGTGACGGTATTTTAATGATACATGTCTACCCCGTAAACGATACAGACAGCCACGATTTATACAGCACGACATGCCACTGCATGCCAAAGGTTACTTTTGAGAATGGTGAGATGCTTGTAGTCCACAATAGTTTTGATGGGCGCGAGATCTTGGAGATGGTAAATGAGATATTAGAAAACAAAAAATGAAAGCGATAGGTAAAAATATTGTAATTCGTCCGATTGACGAAGAGGTAAAGACCGCATCAGGGATAATCCTGTCAGGTGAAGATACAAATCAGCTGCGCTATAAGCGTGGATTGGTAATTACTCCGGGTACTGAGGTGAATGCTATACAGGAAGGTGACGAAATCTACTACGATAAAGCAAATAGTTACACCATGATCATCAATGACGAGCAACATTCGATCATTCAGGAACGTGATGTAGTAGTTGTTCTTTAATTTTGTTCTTTTTAGTGTGCGCATTCATGGTTTTAATCATGTTGCGGTACACTTTATCGCTATAACTCACATTCTTTTTGAACATAGGGTTGTTTTCTGCGGTCATTGGGATCTCTTCGCCGGATAATTTCTTATAGATAGACGTTATCATACGCTTACCCTTGTATGATAAGTTGTATAAGCCCCTTGATCTTGGCCTATGCTTCCTAAAATTTTCAATCCACCCTTCTTCAAGCAGTCTATTAAACCGTCCGGCATCCCATGCCACCAATTCTGAGAACTCTTTGAACTTTAATTTTGAGAAGTAGTCTTCTGTGTAGAGGAACAGGAGCATATCTAGGTCTGCTTGAGTAAGATTATACTTAATCTTTACGTACTGTCTTATTACCCTCCAATATTTTAGGCAGTCATTTATATTTGATTTCATTTTATTATATTTGTCATCAAAGATACAAAAAATGAAACCGTGTACACAAAAGGTGAAGGCCGCAATGGTACTCAAACCTAAAAAATCCAAAGCAAAATGAAAAATGTAAGTCAAGGTATGGCTATGGGCATGCCACAAGCGGCAGTATTAAAAGGTCCTGCAAAGAAAGCTGTAAAAACAGTAAAGAAAGCAGTAAAGAAAGTTGTTGCTATCAAAAAAGCAATGAAGAAAAAGTAATGGCTGACAAAGCTAAAATGAAATGTAACCGTCCTGTTCCATCCGATAGACCGGGGAAGAAGAAGATGGTAAAAGCCTGTTCCGGTGGAGAAGAAAAGCTTCTCCACTTCGGAGCAAAAGGTTATGGTAACAACTATAGCCCTGCAGCAAGGAAGAGTTTCAAGGCTAGACACAGTTGTGATACAGCTACTGATAAATTAACACCAAGATATTGGTCTTGTAAGAACCTATGGGCAGGACCCGGTGGATCTACTACAAGCAATCCTAAAAATCGTAAAGGAAAATACTAATGAACAGAGATTACCCACTAGCACCTACAGTCTTTGGGGACAAAGAAACTAGGATGAAACGAAAAGCTGCCAATCAAGAAGACAGATCAATCAGAAAAGAAGAAAGAACTGAGTCTAAGGCTCAGAAGAAGATTGAGCGTAGTACAGGTCTTGAGTATGAGCCTCGCGTTAGAAAGCGCGACATGAAGATGTAAAACTTTAAAATGAAATATAATCAAATCGAATCTCTTGTCATCCAATGGGCTGACGAAAAAGGCATCCTCAAAAAAGGAAACCCTACCGCACAATGCGAGAAGACTAAAGAAGAAGTTGAGGAGTTAGCTGAAGCGATCCTGTTAAATGACAGAGAAGAAATTGCTGATGCACTAGGAGACATCATGGTAACTGTTATTATTCAGGCTCACATGCAGGGCATGTCTTTGATGGAGTGCTTGGAAGGTGCTTATGAAATTATTAGTAAGCGTCAAGGAAAGATGATCAATGGTACATTTGTAAAAAACTCATGAAAGCAATAAAGAAAAAAGCAGCTAAGTATGAATCAAAGAAATCATTGGATGGTCCAATGAAATTTTTGAAAGGTAATGTAAGCAAGGTAAAGACAAACAAAAAGAGTTTCTAAAGTTTAGTATATTTGTTGAATAAAATTAAAATCAAATCAAATGGCACAGAAAGTTGAAAAAAGTAATTCAGATTTATTGGACTTAGTTCGTAGTTTGAATATGACTCCCGCAGAAAAGGGAAGTAAAAAAGAAGCAAAGCTTAAAAAGATTGCTGAGAAAGTAAAAGTATTGTTTGATGAGTATAATGAGAAGCGTGAGGACATTCGTCTTGACCATGCTCATACAGAGTCAAATGGTGTGTTGGACATGAATGAAAAGGGAGAATACAAGTTTACTAAGGATGGCATCAAAGCGATGGCTAAAGATATGAAAGCTCTTCTTGAAAAGAAGTTTGAGTTCTATCAGTTCACCTTCTCTACAGAAGGAATTGAAGACTTAGAGTTTCTTGCAGGATGGGTTGAAAAGATTGAAGTTAAAGTTCAAGAAGAATTTACAGAAGAGTAATTGGTTTGGTTTTCTGTTACTACAATATTGCACCGGCTTTCTATGGTCGGTGCAATTGTTGAATAATTAAAATTAAAAAACGATGGCGATAAGTAAAGGTCTTGGCGATACGATAGAAAAAATAACCACAGCAACAGGAATAAAAAGTGTTGTTGAAGCTGTAAGTAAAGCAACAGGTGCGGGATGTGGTTGCTCAAAAAGAAAGGATGCTCTTAACCGTGCATTCCCATACGATGTTACTAAACAAATTAAAAAAATAGGTTAACAATGGCATATCAAAAATTACAACCATCAAGAGCCTCAGTTGTTACGAAAAGTAACACTGTTGACATCCCTAACCCGGGCAACGGTCAAGTTGAAGGGTGTGTATTATACATCGGTACAGGAGGGATACTTCGTGTCCTTACTGCCGGCGGAGATGATATCACTTTTACAAACATACCTAATGGGACATTTCTTCCCGTTCAAGTAATTAGAGTGTTCGCTTCAGATACGACAGCTCTTAATATTATCGCACTATGGTAATTGCTATAACAATACAGGTTCGATGAAATATCTACAATACTTGCTAGCTTCTATTTTATTATTATTTGTACCTATCTATGGAATACTAATAGCTGTTGGAACCGCAATTATTCTTGACACATTTACAGGTGTATTTAAATCAATAAAACTTCATGGTTGGAAAAGTGTAAAAAGTAGAAAATTGTCAAACATAGTAAGTAAAATGATGCTATATGAGATATGCATTCTTCTTCTTTTCGTAATAGATAAATTTGTGCTAAACGAATTTGTTAAGCATGTCTTTGGATTTGAATTTATGTTCACTAAGATATGTGCAATACTATTGATGTTTATTGAGTTAGTATCAGTAAAAGAAAATATTGAGGAGGCATTCAATATTGATATTTGGAAAATGGTTAAGGGTGCTTTAAATAGAGCTAAAGAAATAAACTCTGATATAAAAGATATTAAATGAAAGACAAACTCACATTAGAAAGAATATCATATCTACATCCTAAGTTAAGGGAAGAGGCTATTGATATTTATGATGAGGTTGTGCTTGCTCTTACAGGTAAAGCAATTTGTAGATTCTCATTTACATTCAGAACATTTGCTGAGCAAGATGCTTTATATGCTCAAGGAAGAAATAAGCCCGGAAGGATTGTAACTAATGCTAAAGGTGGTCAGTCATACCATAACTATGGATTAGCTATTGACATAGCTTTATTGATAGATAAGGATGGAAATGGAACACATGAAACTGCAAGTTGGGATATTAAGACTGACTTTGATAAAGACGGCAAGTCTGATTGGCAAGAAATAGTTGCAATATTCAAGAGGTATGGTTGGTCTTGGGGAGGTGATTGGAAATTTCTTGATACTCCACATTTTCAAAAAACATTTGGATACTCTATAATGCAATTGCAAAAACTACATAAAAATAATAAGGTTGATAAAAATGGATTTGTATTAATTTAACTTTCATGTTGAAGTATATTATTTTAATATTTGCAATCTTGTTTTTTTCTTTCTGCTCATCAAAAAAGGTTTCTGTTTCAGAGAGTATTCTTAAAACAAAAACCGATAGTGTTTCTGATCTTAGAGAAGAGAAGAAAATTGTTCAAGAATATAAAATAAATATCAAGGAAGATCTACAGGAGATTCAAC